CAGATTGTTCAGGCGTTGTTGCCTATCGGCCAGCAACTCATGACTCAACTTGTTCCTGCACTCGCTCAGCTAGGTGCTGCGGTAATGGCGATGCTCCCGCAGATTATGGACATTTTCCGCCAGTTGGGGGAGATGCTGCTACAGCTGGTACCGGTGTTCGGACAGATTGTGGCGGTAGTCGTGGATTTGGGCACTCAGGTACTCGCTGCGTTGATGCCTGCCATCCAGGCGCTTCTTCCGGTGCTCGCGACAATCATCGGAGTCGTCGCTGGCGTGGTTGCAGTCCTTGTGACCTCGC